CAATAGGCTACGCAGTTGTAGCAGGCGAGACCCTCGTCGACGAACGGCGACTCGTCGATGTAGTGGGCGTCGGACTGTCGGAAGCATCCGAGCGCGTCGACGATGAGATCGTGAGCCTCGGCCAGTGCGGCGGATCGGAGAGTCAGGTCGCCGAGTTGGCTCTCGTGCTCGTGCTCGGAGTCGTGGGCCATCGGATCGGCGCCGTACTCGGACATCAGGTCTTTCGCCATCGGGGACGGGATGAACAGGCGAGGCGCCAGCGCTCCGACGCGTTGCCGGTTGTCGGAGGTCGACGCGTTGCCAGTGTCGACCGAGAGCGCTTTCCCGAACACTGTCCGGAGACGATCGAGGAGACCGAGGAGACCGCCGCGATCCTCGTCGTCGTCGTCGTCGTCGTGATGCTCTTTCTCGGTGTCGTAGTTGCCGGCCTCGATCTCGGTCTCGTAGGACATCTCCATTTCGTCGACGTGGTAGTCCGTCTCGATCTTGGTCGACTCCTCGTCCTCGGACTCGGTGTCCTCCGGATCCTCGACGGTGCCAGTCGGAGCGATCACGAGTCGGTATCCGCTCTCGTCGACGATGGTCGCGATGTCGGCGACAGTCATCCCGGACGCGATGAGTTCCTCAGCGGTAACGCGGATGTCCTCGGGCATTCCGTCTTTCGTGAGACGGTCGAGGGGAACGGCGCGGATGATGTCGACGATTCGTGTTTCGGTCATGAGATGGCTCCTTCGGTGCGGCAGTGTAACCGACGAGGTGTCGCCGGCCCGGGGTCACTCCTCGATCTCGATCTCGTCATCGGATGGTTTCGACGACTCGGCGTCCCCCGGAGCGACGTCCGGGATCAGGACAGCGGTACAGCGACAGTTCGGATGAGCGGGAGGCATACCATCGTCCGAGGAGAAATCCCCATCCGCCGCGACGATCTCGCCGTCGTAGATCGAGCACTCCTCGCACGCGTCCCCCTCGGCAATCCATTCCTTCGACGAGTTAGAGAGATCCACGAGTCCGGCGTCTTGTGCTTGCTGCCATGAGATAGCGCGTCCCTCGTTCGCCGCTGTCATGACTTCGGTTCGGGCGATCATCATCGAACGCGAGTCGATCAGTCGATCGCGATACGCCTCGGCGAGACGCTCGGCGCGTTCCTCGGCGGCGGTGCTCGTGAGACCCTCAGCGAGAAAGGACGTTACGTTTCGTTGGTACGAGTTCTCGACGGCGGCCGCCCATCGCGGGAACAGTCCGATCTGTCGGGGGATCTCGCGCGCGATCTGTCGCGGGTCGATCTGATTCACGAACGATGAAGTGATGAGTTGACGGATCTCCGCTCGGACACTCTCACCGATGCCGACGACCAGTTCTCCGGACCTCGCCGCCGCCCACGCTGTCGCCCGTGGATCCGTCACGTCGAACGCATACGCTCCGACGACTCGACCGATCGACCGAGTCTCGGCGACTCCGGTGTTCACGATCTGCTGAAGCAGAGGTATCCGGGATGTCGACATCCTCTCGCCGAACGTGGACCAGTTGAACGCCTGAACGGCCGCTCCGACTGAACGCGACGACAGAGCACGAGAAAGCGTCGCCGTGTCGAGGTCGGAGGTCAGTCCCCGAAACGCCTCGGCGATGACCGAAGTCATCCTACGTTCGGTTGCGGTCAGACGTTTCGTCCCGAGGAGACGTCGTCCCGGGTTAGCGACCTTCTGTATTTGGCGACCCCTGCGCGCGTTCATCGAGATCGGTTACTCGGACTCGGAACCGGGAGCCTTGAGGGTCGTCGGTTGAAGTCCGGTGAACCTCGCACCCGGCAGACCGACGAGTTTCGCCGCGACCTCCGGCTCCATGCCGGCACGGATCAGGATCCCGAGAGCGTCGGCCTTCGCGCGCATCGTCGCGACGTCGTCGGCCTCGGTGGTGACAGTGTCGACCGTCTCGGTGTCCATCTCCTCGGGCATTCCGAGGCCGGGGATGAGAGTCGAGAGAGGCGACTCGTGATCGGCCGGCGGGAGGTTGCCGACATCGCGCAAGAAGTTTTCGAGTCCCTCGTCGGGGATGAGTGCTCCGGCCTGAGTGAGTTTCCCGACGAAGTCGGCGATCGAGGTTAGGTCGATGGATCCGAGTTCGCCGTAGGTGAGCATCGGACAGCGCGACGTATCCATACCGTTGAGTTTGAGGAGACGAGGGATCGCGTGATCGTTGAAGACATCGCAGATAGCGCGCACCCATGCTTCGACGGCGGAGATGAACAGGTCGATCTTCGAGGATCCGAGAGCGAATGATCCGACGCCTTCGTGTCCGAGGAGAATGAAATCGGAGAGTGTCGTCATCGCGATTCGTTGGTCGTAACGAGAAATAATCTTGTCCGTGTCGAACTGACGTTGACCGCCGGAGGAGAGAAGTTCGAGTCGGAACATCTCGCGTCCGCTCTCGTCGTATGCCAACGGGAACACGACGCCTTCCTGCTCGTTTCGTTTGATCCCCTGAACGATGTCGGTGATCGCTGAAAGTGCGGACTGTTGGGCCTGAGTCGCGCTCGACGAAAGCAACGACGGCGGGACGTATGCGATCGGAAGTCCGGCGAGATCGCGTTCGATGCCGACCGCCTCGAACTCCTCGATACGACGCTTGTAATACCACGGGCGAAACGAGTTGCGGAGAATGGAGCGACCCTCGGGGTTCGCCTTTGCCACTGTCGTTCGGAACAGCAACGCTTTTTCCATCGGGATCGTCGCGTGTTTGCCGGTCGACGGATCCCACTGAACCATCGCTTCGAGTCCACCATCGGGACCGAACACCCATTGCCAGCGCGTTTCCTGAGCACGGTAGGCGATCTTTCGCCATCCGATCTTCCCGTCGTTGTAACGTGATTTCTTCGACGCGTCTTTCGCGTCCGGTCCGCCTCGACGCTTGTAGACGAGTTCGTGAAACGAGAATCCGAACGGGAGCATCGTCAGGATTCCTTGAAGCAACGCGCCCCACGATTCGTTCAGGTCGTGGCGACACGACTCGACGAACTCGGCGACTGCCTCATCCTGCGGAGTGCTCACGCCGTCGGAGTCGACGTACGGGTCGGTGCGCCATTCGACTTTCATGATGAGTTTCTCGATAGCGAACAGCAGAGCGCCGACGATCGGATCGTTGTCCGACATCTCGCGCCACGCGTTGACGGCGTTAGTTCCCCGGAGGGCGGAGAGTTGGTCGTCGATGACGAAGCCGCCGACGCGACGTAGGCCGGTTGTTCCGAGTTCGGTCATCTCGTCAGACATACGGGGTCTTCCTCCGGGCGGTGATCTTCAGCGACGCGCTCTCTATCGTAGCGCCTAGATTCATCTCGGACCGGATGCGCGCGCGATCGTCGCGAGCGTGACCTCCCCATACGCCGAATGGCTCGTCGAGGTGCTCGGTCAGACAGCGTATGCGAACGAGACAGTCAGCGCAGACGCGACGCGCCTCGCCGACCTCGTCACGAGAAAAGAACAACGAAAGCGGGATCTCCTCGGATCGGCATCGGGCGCCTACCCACCACGGCGGAGCGGCGACGAACGGGAGTCTCACTCGGCGAGACCTTGCTCAGCGATGAGGTACGCGATCAGTCGGAGGGCGGCGCCGTCGTCGAATCCGCCGTCGATCAGGGCGAGGTAGATCTCGTGTAGTGCGACGGTCGCTTCGACCAGTGGGGCGAGGTCGACGTCGTCCTCGATCTCGTCGAGGTCCTCGTCGTCGTAATCGTCGGCGCTCATCTCCGGATCGTAGCGGGAGATCGGCGACCGTCGGGGATGCTCAGTCGAGGAAGCGGGCCGCGATGATCGCTCGGGCGCGCACCTCGTGGAAACTGAAATGCGATCGTGCGGCGACATAGCGGGAGAGGGTCTCGCGCATCCGGTACGCGTGTCGTGCCGACGGGCGGTCGTGACTCTTTACGGAGAGTTGGGCGACGTGATGCCAGCCGGCCGCCTCGGTGATGAGGAGACGGACCGAGTCGGTGTCGAGGACCTCGGCGCCGTCGACGATGGCGACCTCTGCTCCGGGGATCACTTGCCGGCCCGGATCATGTCGAGGACAGTCTCGGCGGAGTCGACGAGGAGTCGGAGACGCTCGATCTCGACGATCG